CGCATGGGCCACCAATCAGATCAGCCATGCCAGCATGGGCGTCATGGCGGCGCTGGCCGTCAGTCTGATCGCGTGGCTGATCACAGGCGAATACCCGGTCAAGTGGCAGGCGTGGTCGATTGTCGCGGTGATCTATGTTGCGCTTGAGTGCGTCCGGGGCTGGAAGTCGTGGGATAGCTTTGAGGATACGGTGTTCGTGGTCGGCTACGGCGCGGGCGGGGCGTTTCTGGTGTTCACGGAGATTGTTCCGGGCAGCGCGATGCTTATACTGTCGGGCGTTGACGCTGCGGTTATTTTGGGGCTCGCGGCAATTCATCTGGCGGCCGGTGTTTGGATGCGATGGGGCTTGTGATGGCAGAAACGGAATCGTCAGGCTTGATGGTGCAGATCAAGGATTGGTGGCCAATGCTGGCTGCGCTGATCGCAGGCGTCGGCGGTTACGCGGGTGCGAAAAAGCAGATGGAAGCGCGGATCATGTCGCTGGAAGCGGATCGGGAAATCATCGCGCACGAGCGCACGGCGGCGGATGATCGGCATCGCGCGCTGGAAAGGCTTGTGTCGGATACAGTGGCGTCGGTATCGTCTATCCAGGCGTCGCTCAAGATGATCGAGACTCTGCCGGCAACGCTGATGCACCTGTCTGCGGACATTGCGCGGATCAAGGGTTTTATCGAGGGCCAGGGCCGCGAGAAGTAGCGGGCAACGGAAGGGGCGCGGAATGCTGACGGTCGATCTTCTGGACACGATCACGGGCAACACGGCGATGCGGGACCGCAAGGCCGCGCTGGTGAAGCGGCTGGCCGGGTTTGGTGGCCCGTTCGATGAACCGGCGGTTCTGGCGCAGGTGCTGGCCCAGGTGATGCACGAAAGCGGGGCGTTTCGGTACGTCCGCGAGGTCTGGGGGCCGACCAAGGCGCAGGCTGGATATGAGGGCCGCGCCGATTTAGGCAACACGCAGCCCGGCGATGGCAAGCGGTTCATGGGCCGCGATCTGATCCAATGCACCGGCCGGGCCAATTACCGGGAACTTACGGCTTGGTGGAGAGGCCGCGCGCCGGGCGAAACGCCGGATTTCGAGTCTACCCCAGAGGTTCTGGAAAAGCCCGAATGGCTTGGGGCGGCGGTGGTCTGGTACTGCATGACGCGCAAAGACCTGATCCGGTACTGCCGCGAGGGCAATATCGAGATGGTGACGCGCAAGGTCAACGGCGGCTTGAACGGCTATGCCGACCGGCTGGGATGGTATGACAAAACCGCGCTGGCAATGCTGAGCTACGCGAGCGTTCGGGACTTCCAGCAGGCGCATGGATTGGCGGTTGACGGGGTGTCCGGGCCAAAGACGCGGGCGGCGATGCACGCGGCCTTGCTGGCCAGGTCGCCGATGGTTCCGGCGGCTGCGCTGCCGAAGATCCCCGCGCCGGCCAAGCCTGCGGTTGCACCGAAGGAAAGCATTCTGGCGATGATCGTGCGGGCGCTGCTCGCCATATTGAAAGGGAAGTCGAAATGAAAAACGCGAGACTTGCAACTTATGTTTCCGGCGGGCTGGGCATTCTCGGCCTGCTGATCGCCGGGCTTGGCTATGCCGAGTTCGACTTTGCCTCGGGCGTTATCGACGTAAAGCCGTTCAACCTCTACGCCCTGGGCGCGCTGGCCCCGGCTGTGGCATCACCGTTTCTGGCGGCCATCGCGGTCATTCGCGGATGGGGGGCCAAGTGACCACAATCTGTTATCGGGACGGGGTTCTGGCTGCGGATACGGCTGTGAATGCAGGCGACATGACGGTCGGCACCACTGTAAAAATAGCGCGGGCGCCTGATGGTACGATTGGGGGCGCCGCCGGGCCGCTAGGCATCACGACAAAGTTTCTGCGGTGGCTGCAAGATGGCATGATTGGTGAGCCGCCGTCGGGAAAGGAAGTTCAATTGATGTGGGTCACGCCGGATGGAAAGGTTTGGGCCAACGACGGCGATGGGGCTTATGAGATGGTGCACGCCTATTGCGCCATCGGCACTGGCTACAGAATGGCCATGGGTGCAATGGCTTTCGGGGCGACGGCCCGGGAGGCTGTGGAGGTTTGCTGCGACTTGGACCACAGTACGCGGCGCCCCATAACAGAGCTGGCTCTGTCATGATCGCGCTTTGGGCAATCATCCCCGGACCCATCAGGCGCGCGCTGGCGTGGGCTGGCGTGGGCATTGCGCTGCTCTGGGCGGCATGGGGCGCTGGAAAGCGAGATGCGCGTAGAAACGCCGCTCTGAGAGCCGCAGAGGCCATCGCGCAGGCAGAGGTGACAAGAGGAAGGATCGACCATGAGCTTGATCAAGTGCAAAGTGACGTCGGCCTTGTTGCTGCAGCTCGGCGCGCTCGCGTCATGCGCTCCGAGCCCGAGCAGTGAGTGCGCGGGCTGGCGCCCGATCACGGGCGCGCGTGCTGCGGTGGAGTGGCTGGCGGCGAATGATCCGCAGTTTCTTCGGGCGGTGATCGCCCATGCCGAGTTTGGCCGGGCGCAAGGCTGCTGGGAGTAGCGCGGCTACACGTCCAGCGGCAGGCATCCCCCGGCCATGGTGGCCAAGAAGTCCAGCGGATCTGGAACCCCGCCAATGGCTTCCTTGGCCGCCCCGACGATGATCGAGGCCAGGCACCCCAAGGGGCGGCTTTCGGTGGCATCGGTGACGGCCCCGCCGATGATGAAGCCTGCCCCGAGGTGCGCAACCTTGTCGCAGGCTGGCAGCAGGAGCAGGGCGAGAATGGCGAGGCGGGTCATTCTTTCAAAGCCTTTCGAATATCGTCGCCGATAGCCTTGATCTCCAAGCAAGCACGACTTTGCAGGCACGCCAGAGCGTAATTTGCCTCATGTAGCGTGCGGTCCAGGATCATGGTGTTGTTGTGGTTGTCGTGCTGGATGCAGGCGCGAAAGGCAATTGCCTCAGCCCCGCTCATGTTGACACCGGGCGGCCAGAGCGTGTTCATTTCGTCTCTCCTTTCAGAATATGTCGCGTCCTTGGTCTCGTGGAGCCTGTCGACATCGCCGCCATATTCAGGGGTAATCAGCCCGTCGCTGGTGAAAATGCCGGTCTTGGCGAGAGCAAGCTGGGCCGCTTCCGCAGAGGCTACAGCATCGCGCGTGAAGTCTGCGAGGGCCTTTTCGATGCGAGATTTTTCGTCGCTGGTCATTCCCCAGCCTCATTCACGCAGTCGCCGTCGATCCACTCCATCCTGGCCTCGATGCAGGCAACGATCCGCTTGGTCTCATTCCCGGCAACCGCGGGAATGAGGAGCAGGACTATAATGATCGGAGACAGGACGAAGGCCAGCCCGAAGATGTCGTTCTTGGTCATTTCGTCTCTCCTTTCAGCAGCCGCCTGATCGCGGCCCATAGATCGCCAAGGCTGCGCTTGCGGCGGTTCGGGCAGGATCGCCCTTGGTTGCAAGAGTTGGTGCAGGGCGGGCAGGAGGCAAGACGAGCCGACGCACGGTGCCAGCCCATGTCCCAAGCTTCCCAAGCGAAACGGTCGGTGCTGTCAGCGTAAGGGTTAGCGGACCTTGGCTCCCCGGTCAAACTGGCGGCAGCTCCCTCGTCGTATGGATCGTCAAGCCGGGTCATTTCCGCCTCCAGTTGCCGGGCCAGGTCCAAACGTCCTGCGTGAAGCACCAGAGCCTGGCAAGGCCGAGGTTCGCGGCCCAGAGCGGAACGGTGTTGGCCACCTCGTGGAGTTCGATCCCGTCCGCGCGCATGTCAGCGGCGGCCTCTTCGGTTCGGTGGATGAGTAGCGCCCAAGTGTGGGTTCTGCCGCGATGCTCGATGATGTAGGTTCGGATCATTTCTTCCCCTCCTTCCATGTCGGTTTCAAGTGGCCGAAGTCCCTCGGCTCAGTGAGCATATCCACTCGGCCGCAAATGTCGCAGGTGCCCACGGTCCATGTCGCGGCGCCAACCTCTCGGCGGCCATGTTTCGTTCCGCAGGCGAGGCAGATTGCATCAGGGTAGGGGGTGGGCATGGTCATTTCGGTTGCTCCTTTGCAAAGGCGAGGGCGGCACGGGCGATGTTGCCGTTGTCCGTGGTCTGATTGATTTTCGGCGGGCTCCACCTTGAGCAGCCGCCGCATATGTCGGTGAAACTGACGCCTTCGTAATTTTTCGCGTCCGCGTAGAACATCAGCGCCTCTCGCAGCCGCCGGATCACCTCATCGCGGGGGTCGGGGGCGGCGGGCATGGCGCGGAGCGCCTCGATAGCCCCGTGACGAAAGGTTATGGCGCCGGCGCTCTCTTGGGGCGTTGCCATGCCGTCGATTATGGAAACAGATGCCACTTGGCAAATCGCCTCCTCGCGTCGAATAAGGTCGGTCATTTTCCTTCCTCCGGTCTTGCCTTGGGCCGCGCCGATCCGCTCGGCAGGGTGCCCGGTTCACACTTGATCTGGTAGTCATAGGCATCGCCCAGCGTCTTGGCGACGATCTGGTGAGCCGCCCGGCATTCCGCCTCGCTGCGATAGACGAGGCCGGTGATGGTCCCGTCCAGCGGGCCGCTGATGATGGTGATCCAGAGAACGGTCCAGTAGGTCATTTCACTTCTCCGGGATTGTGGACGGTCGCGGTAAGCTTGACGTGCCGGTTATAATCGCGGTCGCGGACGTGTTCAGCGTACTTCGCCACAAAGGCGAGTTTTTGCTCTTCGGTCAGCGCGACGAAAGCGAGAAAGGCGTTATCCACCGGATCGCGCCGCTCGGCCGCCGCAATGCGCCGAAGTTGATCTGTGCGGGCTTCGTGGTTCATTTCATTTCCCCTATGATATATTTTGTGGGCCGAGCGGCGGGCGTGCAATATTGTCACCGCGGACCATCCGCGCCAGTTCCAAAATCTCAGCGCCGTAAGGGCTGCCCGTGTACCACATGGGGCGCATGTCGTAGGCGCGGCCATTGGCCCGTTGGAACTCCGCATCGACAAGATCGCGAAAGGCACCAATGTCGACCGCGCCAACGCGAAGAAAGTCGCCGGAAGGACGGGCAGGGTCCAAGGGATTTGCCAGACAATACCGCGAAACGCGCAGAGAACAGTTGCTCATTGCATCTCTCCTTGTGCTTGTTCATTGATGATCGGCACGGCTCAAAACCCAAGCCCGTACAGCATCATCCAAAGCATGTAGCCGCCGCCGAACAGGCACGCGACCGCAACGGCGTCTGCGATCCACTGGCGAATGGTGCCGCTCATGGCGCGCCAGCCTCGTCCAGCGCGGCGTTGAGCCGGTTCAGCATGGCGCGCACTTGGTCGCGATCCAGCCCCATGGAGTGGTTCAGCGCCGCTTCGAGATAGCCGGCCTCATAAACCACGGCCATGCGCAGGCCGAGGCGCTGGGCGTAGGTTTCATCTTTGGGCATGTTCGCCACCGATGATTTCAATCGCCCGCGCCGCGCCCTTGATGCGGCGAATGTGACCGCGCTCCTCAAGCCCGATCAGAATGCGATGAACGCCGCCCTTGGATTTCTGGCCGGTAGCTGCCGCGATTTCGGCGTAGTTCGGCGCAAGGCCGCCGTGGTCTGCCATGTACTTGACAATGAACGCCTTGACGCCGGCCTGTTTTTCAGTGAGTGAAAACATGTGTTGCCTCTTGGTTTCCGATAGGACCACACTAAGGCGCGACATGTTCACTTGTCAAGCACTTCATGTTGCATCGGCGGCAAAAATGCGTATGTTTGGCTCAGAGCGCGGCGTCAGTCCGCTGGTGCTGATCGGCGGCCATATCCAAGGGCTGGATACGTTCCGGTCGCCGCGCTCTACTCAAGCAGTGCCCGTTGCCTGGCCAGCAATTCCTCTGCCGATCCATGCGTCGCATAAAACGCTTTCGGCGAATAGTGAAACGCGCCGGGGCCGAACTCGCGCCGATGGTGGCGCGGGCAAAGGGCTATAACCCGCATGTCATCGCGCGGGCCGGGCATGTGGTGAACCTCGACAGGGCGCGCGCCGCAGACAAGGCACGGGCAAACCTTCACGCGCGCCATGTGTCGCAGGCCGGCTTGTCGCGCATCACTGGCAAGATATGCCACCCGCTTTTTCGAGCGCGCCGGTATGCGCTTGCGGGGCTTCTTCGCAGCCTTCTGCGGCTTGGGGCCGAGTGGGCCGCGTCCGCTGAGGTCGGGCATCTAGCGCCAATCCGCCTGTTGATATTTCCGCGCGTCAGGATCGGTTAGCCAAATACCCTGCGCGGTGTAGGTTTTCTGCATGGCGGTCATGTATTCCGCCATCTGGCGCGTCGTGAACTTGCTGGTGAGCGGGATCACCTCGAACACCTTCAACCGCATCTGGTACGGCAGAGGCGCGTAGAGCGGTTCCCACTCCGCGACCCATGCCGGGTTATCCCGCTGCATGATCAGCAGGCCAAACTGGTGCTTGCAGAGCGCCTTGACGGCAATCGCGGTATCGCCGGTTTCGGCGGCGATTTCGGAATACCATTTCGCAGCGGTGCTGTTCTGCGGCAGGGACCGCTTAGCGCCTTTGACCGCCGAAACGGTCATGGGCAACGCCTGCGCGGCCAGGAACGCCATCCATGCCGCGCGCTCGTGATCGGTGCGGAGAATGCGCGATGTCATGACTTGCCTATGTCATCCCGCAGCACAAGCAGCCCCATCCTCCAGGCGTTGCATAGGGCGGCCACAGCACGGGCATCCGATCTTGCGTCAATCGGAAACGTCGCATCGCCAAGGTTGCTCGCGCGGACGTGATCGGTGACAACATACCAGTCTTGGCCATCGTCACCGCTATTGCCGAACGAGGCAACCAGCCAGTTTCGCGCGCATTCTGGCGAGGCCATGACCGGCGCCATCCACGCGCGATCTGGCAGCAACGCTATCACCTCATTTTCCTGCGCCTTTCGGTCGCGGAATGCGCGGCCCGTGCCAAATCCCGGCGCGTCCATGATCTTTTGCAGACCGTCGCGATCCGTCATAGCCGCCACTCCGGCGCAAAGGGGATTTCGTCGCTGTAATCGCCATACCCGCCACCGGCCGGAGCCCCGCCCGGCGCTGGCGCGGCATAGTCCGAGCGCCCATCGCCGCGATCATCGTCCTGGCGCTTGTCCAGCAGCGTGAGTGAGCCGGCAAACGGGCGCAAGCAAACCTCGGTGGTGTAGCGGTCATTGCCGGACTGGTCCTGCCACTTGCGGGTTTGAAGCTGGCCCTCGACGTAAACCATCGATCCCTTGCGCAGGTATTGCTCTGCGATCTTGGCCAGCGCCTCGTTTGTGATCGAGACTTGGTGCCATTCGGTGCGCTCCTTGCGCTCGCCCGAGGCCTTGTCGCGCCAGCTTTCGGACGTGGCCAGCGTGAAGCTGACGAGCTTGCCGCCGTTCGGGAACGAGCGCGCTTCGGGATCTTTGCCCAGCCGCCCGAGCAGAATAACGTGGTTGACGCTTCCTGCCATTATTCCACCTCATCCGCTGCGGGGGTTTGCGCGTCCATGCGCGCCTGAAATTCGTCCACCAAATCTTGGTACAGATCATCGTGACGCTCGGCCAAAAGATCAATAAACACCGCATTGCGGTCCCATGCCCCGGAAATGCCTTTGCCAGTTTTGGCCTCGGAAAATTGAACGGAAATAGCCCTCTTGGCTTCCTCGGCTTTCTGCCGTGGCGTCATATCCTGCGCGAATTTGGCGCCCTTCGGCATCCTGACGCCATCGCCGACTTCAAACCGCTCGTTGATCGGATCGACGATGTTGGCCAGTTTGCGCGTAACATCGCCTTCCACCGTCTCTTCGGTCGACACGCCGAGCATGGCCGTCAGAGCATATCGCTTGGCCACCTGCACAGCGGCCTGAAAACCCTGCGCGTTGCTGATGTCGCCGCGCGGCAATGGCTTGATCGGCCACATGCCCTGAATGCTTTCGCCGCTCTCATGTCCGATCAGGGTGACGACGGCGTTTCCATCCGGGAACTGGATCACCGTCAAGCCGTTCTCGGCCAAGACAGGATCAATGGCGCCGAACACATCAGACAGGTCGGCATACTTGTAACTGTATTGCGCCTTGTCGCTCTTGATCGTCGCAACGCGGTTTTTGACGATCTGGGGGTATTCTCCGCGCGCTTTGGCAAGAGCCGCGAAAATGCTGGCGCGGCGCAGCGGCAGCGAGATAGATGCATCGTGGTGCAGATCGTTGGTGATGTCATCGGTCATTGCATTCATCCCTCGTTGCTCGTGGAAACCGGGGCCGGAAAGCCCGCCAGTGGCCCGGTCCTGTCCGGGTCTGCCATGTGTTCAAGCAGCTTGACAAACGTCCCGCCGCCCAGCGGCACAAACGTGTATGCGTCGGCAAACAGCATCGCGAGGGCCAGCGCCTTTTCCACCGGCAGATCATAAACCGTGATGGTCTGCTGATTGAGTTCAAGCGTGACGCCCATGGAGTTGTTGGGTGAAAAGGAAGTGCAAACAAGCTCCGCAGCGCGGTGGGCGTAGATGTTGATACTGGGCGTCACGGGTTTTGCTCCTTGTGTTCGGTCATTCATTCCTCCTGTGTTATCCATGTCCAACCATTGCACGGCGCAAGGATTGCGTCAAGCGAATAGATCGCCAACGGATGCTTCTGCTTCGGCAAGGTTCTTTTGCGCCTGCTTGGCATACTCGGGCTTCAACTCAAACCCGAGATAGCGCCGAAACATCTTGACCGCCTGATAGCCGGTGCTGCCGATCCCGTTGAACGGGTCCATGACAACATCGCCGGGCTTGGAATACAGGCGCAGGCACCGCTCGATTGTGTCCAGTTGCAGCGGGCAGACGTGACGCTCGTCGTCCTGACCCTTCATCCGGTTCAGCACATTGCCCTGCTGAATATCCATCCAGACCGGACTGGCCAGCTTCTGCCACTCGTACACGTCAAATTCAACATGCGGGATCAGCGCCGCGATGGCATCATCGGACGGCGTGGCAGACGCCAGCCCGAGCCGGTACATTTCAGCGAGCCACTTGCGGGCGATCTTGGTCGCCTCTTTCGTGTCGCCCGGCGCGCAGTGTTCGATCCGGTCGGAATTGTCACCGTCCTTGCGAAAGAACAGCATGTAGTCGGGCATCCCGACGAGGTTCATGGCGCTATCCTTGCGGATTTGTTTGTACAGCAAGCCGAGCGCCTTGGTCCGCTGCATTTCAACCACGGGGTCTTTCCAGATCGTGCTGCGCCCGTGATAAATCAGGCCGGCCGATGTATGAGCCTTGATCAGATCCCCGGAGAAGTCTTGCAGCCCGATAGCGCCGTCGCGCCCTTTGCGCATCGGCAGATCGGTGCAATGAACACAAACCATGCGCCCAGGCTTCATGACGCGGGTCAGGGCCTCGGCAAAGAATGCGTATTGGTTCATGAACGCCGGCCCGGTGCCAGCATTCCCAAGGTCGCGCTCGCTGTCAGAGTACACAAACAAATCCCCAAAAGGCGGCGAAAAGATCGTGCAGTCAATCGAGTTTTCCGGCATGGCCCACATGCCCTCGATGCAATCGGAATTGTGGATCGCCCATCCGGCGCCGGCGTATTCGGGTTGCTTCACTTGCTGCTCCTGATCCATTCGGGGAATGCCAAATCCAGCGGACGGTTATAGACCGCGCGCCGCGTCGTGGTGGTCTGCGCGCCCCGCATGGCATCGGCCATTCGGCGCTTCATTTCGTCGTGCTTGGCCGACTTCGTGTTGATGATCGCCCAGATTGACGCCTCGGTATCGCTGATCACGATATCGTTGCGAACAGCCGAAAGCTGGCCGAACCGATGCGAGCGCCGCTTGGCTTGGTAATGCTGCTCATAGCTGAAACTGACAGATGCAAAGATGGCGTGCGCACAATGCTGCCAGTTGACGCCAAACCCGGCCAGCTTCGGCTTGGTGACGATTACGCGATACTGACCATCTGCGAACCCGAGCAATCGGCGCTCTTTTTCGTCGGGGTCCAGCGAGCCATGCACTTCAATGGCGTCCGGTATCATCGTGGTCAACAGCGCGCTTTCCTCGTTTGTCTCGCACCAGACCGTCACGGGCTTATCGTGACGCGCCAGATCGGCGGCCAGATTGCAGCGGGCATGCAGCGTCAGGCGCTTTTCGGCGTGAAAGCTGGTCGCGCTCATTTCAGGAATGCGAAACAACATGCCGTCGCCAACGTCCTGCATCCGATCCGCCGCAACCTTGTGCAGATGCTCGTCAATGGGCGGCAAAAGATAGCCGGCATCGTCGCCGCCAAGATCGGACGGCAGGGTTGCGCATCGCGCCCATGACGCGACCCATTGCCAGAAAGCGGCCTGCGCGTGACCCTTGAGCCGCCAATCCTGCGAAGCGGTGGATGTATCGTTGATGAACCACTTGCTCAGCATTTCCTGCTGGCGCATGACGCCGAGAAACTCGGCATGATTGCCGAGCTCCGTATGATCATTTGGGCTGGGCGTAGCCGTGCCGGCCAATTTGTAACGGGTCGCGGCGAAGGCGTCTTGGATCATCGCTCGCGTGCGCCCGGCGTAGCTTTTGAGAATGCTGCTTTCGTCCAGAATGACCGCGCCAAAAGACGACGGGTCAAGGCGGGGCAGGCGCTCATAGTTGGCCACCATGATCCCCGTGCCGACTTCGGACTGATCCTTGATCTGCCGGGTATCAATGCCAAACTTGCGCCCCTCGCGGACCATCTGGCCACCAACGGCCAGCGGCGTGAGAATGAGCGATGGCTTGCGGGTTTCCTCGGCGCACTGGCGGGCAAATTCCAGTTCGATGAAAGATTTGCCTAGGCCGGTGTCCAGGAAGGCAGCCGACTGGCCCATTTCCAGCGCAAACCGAATGACCGCATCTTGATGGGTTTTCGCGGCGCTGTTGATCGGCCCGGCATCAAAGCCGCGCTTGGCTGTCTGTCCGGCGCGGGATGCAATGAACGCGCGATATTCGTCAAGGCTCATGCGGTTTCCCCTCGGTTATCCATGCCGAACCATTGCACGGCGCTAGGCCATGGTCAACCGCATAATGCACGGCGCAACATTTTTCTTGCATCGCGCCTGGCGTTGTGTATCTTGACCCCATGGAACACATCAAAACAACCTTTCCCGAACCCGCTCAACTGGCCAGGGCTACCGGCGTCAAGTATGAGACCTGCTACGGCTGGTATCGTCACGGCGGCATTCACCCCAGGTACAACGGCGCGATTATGAAGGCCATGGCCGCTGCCGGAAGCCCGATCACGCTGGATCAGTTGGAGCAAGCCTATGCGGCGCATCTGGTGAGGCGCAAGAAAGAGCGTCTTGCCAAGCGCGCGGCAACCTGACCTCCCTGCCAGCCTGTCTCTGCTCTAGGCTGGACAACTCCCTGCGGCTTCGGTCGCAGGGCTTTTTCTTAACGCCGTGAGGGCACGATGATTGCAGCTTTGTATGTGGAAACGGCCGGCAGTTATTACGGGCTTGACGGCGTGGACCCGTTGGACGAGGCGCGAGACGCGCGCCAATATGCCGGGCCGTGGCCTGTCGTGGCGCATCCGCCTTGCCAGCGGTGGGGCAGGTTCTGGGCTGGCCAGCCGCTGTGGATCAAGCGCAAAGGCGAGCGCAAGGTTAAAGGCGACGACGGCGGGTGTTTTATGGCTGCCTTGAACGCTGTGCGGCGATGGGGCGGCGTTCTGGAGCACCCCGAAGGCAGTCACGCGTGGGCGTACTTTGGTTTGAACAAGCCGCCTCGCACTGGCGGGTGGATCAGGGCAGACGCCGATGGCTGGACGTGCTGTGTCGAGCAGGGCCAATATGGCCATTATGCTCGCAAGCCGACATGGCTCTATGCGGTCAATACCGATCTGCCGGAATTGCGGTGGGGGAAAACTGAGCCGTCATTTCCGCCCGAGGTGGTCGCAAAGTATGGGATGGCCTATTGCAGGCGCGCCGGTGAATTGGCGTTCAAGGGCGGTGGCAAGGACAGTCACCATCGCATCGGAACGCCGCCAGAGTTTCGGGATATGTTGATCGCCATGGCGCGGTCGGTTCATTATGAGGATGCACCATGACCCGCGACCCCGTGCTTGCCCTGATGATCGAGGGCGTCATACTGACGGACAAAGCGCGGCACGCCCGCGATCTGCGCCAGAACAAGCTGGCATCGGTGCTTGAGGCCCGGTTGCGCAAGGTCAAGCACCGGCTGATGGAATTGGCAAATGGGCAATCGTGATATCGAAGGACCAATACATCGCTCCATCCTGGCGTACCTTCGCCTGCGGTTTCCCAAGGCGCTGATCCATCACAGTGCCAACGAGATGGGCTTGCAGGGCGATGCGGTGGCCCGGCAGATCGCCAAGGCCAAGACGAACGGCATGGTGCCGGGTTTCCCCGACATCATGGTTATTGCGGGGGGTGGTCTGACGATGTTCTTTGAGGTGAAGGCGCCGGGTGGCAGACTGACCCCGGCGCAGCAGGACGTTCACGATCATCTGCGCGCGCTCGGCCAGCTTGTCGCCGTGGTCAGGTCGATTGATGAAGTGCAGGCGCAGTTGGCGCAGTGGAACGTGGGCGGGTGATGCATGGGAGTGCTTGAGGATATGGCCGAGCGGATAGAGCGGCTGGAGGCGCGGATGCTGCGGCTGGAACAAAGCCGCACCATCGGAACGGATGCCTATTCGTTTTCTGTGTCCATGGGGGCAATCACGAAGGCGGTGGCCGAGCGCCACGGGCTGATTGTGGAAGATCTTCGGGGCCGTGATCGCAGCCGGGCGTGCGCATGGCCGCGCCATGAGGCGATGCTGCTGATGCGCGAGGCCGGTTTTACCATCGGCCAGATTGGCGCCTATTTCGGCGGGCGCGATACATCGTCGGTGCAGAACGGGATTGATGAAGCGAAGGGGCGCCTTCAGGGGCGGCCCCGCGCCGTGCCTCAAGGTGACGCGGGGCCTGGAAATCACGGCGAAACGGGCGCTCACGACAACAGCGGCACGATAGGGCCATGATGCTGGCCGATCAATTGGGCTGAAAGCGCAAGGCCCCGAGTTTCCCCGAGGCCTTGCTTTTCGCCGTGGTGACGGCTATGGTGGCGTTGTGAACCGCAGGACCATGTATAATCGGGGTGGTGCCCGAATGCAAGTCCTGCCCGTGATGAGGGCGAAATGAGCATTAGAATAATGGCGGCAGTTTTTGAAAGCCTGACGCTTGGGCCGACAGATCGGCTTGTGCTTTTGGCGCTGGCCGATCACGCGGGCGAGGACGGAACGTGCTATCCGTCAATCGCGCGGTTGTGCCAAAGGACGGGGCTGGGGGAGCGGGCCGTGCAAACGGCGCTGAAGCGGCTAAAGTCGGACGGGCAGTTGAGGGTGAGAATGGGCGGCGGCAGGGGTAATTCCACGCTGTACATGATCACCATAAACCCCGCAGCAGAAACCCCGTTTGAAAAACCCCGTTTGAAAAACCCCGTTTTTAACGACATAAACCCCGCAGCAGATGCGCGAAACCCCGCAGCAGATGCACCCGAACCATCAGTAACCATCATAGAACCGTCAGCAGAGAAGAGGGGCGCGCGCGCGTCTCGGCTGGCAGCAGACTGGTTTTTGCCGATGGAGTGGGGCGAATGGGCAATCTCGGAAGGCATGGACCGGGATGCGGTGCGGGTGCAGGCGGACAGGTTCAAAGACTACTGGCTTGCCAAGGCGGGCAAGGATGCGACGAAACTGGACTGGCAGGCGACATGGCGGAATTGGATCAGATCAGCGAAGGAGCGCGGAAATGGGAACGGAAATAGGGGCGGCGTCAGACAGCGCGAAGGGGCGGCTTTCGGCCGCGCGATTCACCAACTCGCCGATGGTCTCAGTGCGGGAACAGTCAAACTCGACGTTGCAAGCCGCGATCCGTTCGCCTAGCGATGAGGGCGCCACGCTCAAGCGCGTGAACTCCGTGCTGGGCCTGTACTATGACCCGGATTTTGACGCTGAGACGAAAGCCGGGGTGCGCGAGGAATTTGTGCGGGCGCTGGCCGGCAAGCCGCAATGGGCGGTTCAGCGGGCGTTTGACGCATGGGTCAGGAGTGGCGGTCGCAGGCCAACACCTGGCGAGATTGTCATTCTGGTGGATCGCGAGTTGGAGCCGATTGCCAAGGAGATCGCTCGGCGCGCGGCAAATCAGGCGGCGGCGGCGCGGGAACGGGATGCTGCAAGAAAGGACGTGGTGACGGATGAAGCCCGCGCCCGGATCATGGCAGGGGCCGGCATGACCGAAGATCGGTTGCGGGCGGTTCAGCAGTTTCCCATGGCGCGGAATATCGGGGAAATGGAGCGACTGGCCGCGCCAAAGCCGGTCGACGATTGGACGCGCGGCCTGCCAGACGATGATCCGCGCATGATTGCGTTGCGAGCATCGCGGGCGGCCAGCGGCTTGGCGCCGAGCGCGCGCGGGGATGTGGAGGAGAGGACGTGATTGAAACGCTGAGCCGCGCAATGGGCGGATCGCTGGACGCCGCGCAGGATTTGCACCGAGAATTATTGCCGGGTTGGGTTTTGCAAAATCTCGGGACGGTGGAATATGACAACGACAATGCTTGGGTGGCGTGGGTGACATCGAAGAATTATTTGGAGGATTTAGCGAGCGCGTCGGGCAAAGGATCATCGGGCGCGATGGCTTGGGCTAACGCGGTGTTGGCGGCATATAACGAATTTGTTGTTGGTGCGGAATGAAAGACGCATCGGCCAACATGGAGCCGCATCGCCGCCGTCTGCCAGCGCGCCGCCCATCAATCACATGCCAGGTCGAATGGCAGGGGCAGGCATTCACGGTCACGGTTGGGATCGACCCCATCACCGGCCAGCCGCTTGAGGTGTTTGCAGGCGAGGCCAAGGGCCAGATGCTGGCCACCATCGGCGATGCCTGTGTCGCCTTGTCTCTGGCGATGCAATACGGCGCGCCCGTGGCGGAACTGGCGAAGTCTATGGGCCAAGTGCCAGAGTGGGTGCTGGACGGCGGGGAAATGGTGGAGACGGTGCGGTCGGCCAGCCCAATCGGGGCGGTGGTCGCGGCGATTATGCGGGTTGACAAAAACAGCGAAGGGGACGGGGAATGATCAGGTTTTCAAAAGAGCAATTGTCGCAGGCGTTTCGGGTGAGCGTTCCCCCGTCGCTGCTGGACGCTTTCCAGAACGCGGTGCGCTGGAGCATGTTGGCCGAGGCTGGCCATCGGCGCGGCGATGCCAAAGACGGCTGGCCAACGACGGTGAAGAAGATCCCCGGCCCGCTGCGCGCGCAGATCGAAGCGGGGTGCCAGGAATGGGCATCGGTTAGGGAAATCATGGAGACGGCGCTGATCATTCACGATCAGGACTATGTGCGGCTGGTCTGCGGGAACATGGCTGATGCCGGCGTTTTGCAGAAGCGCCGCACGAGCCAGAACAAGCCGAACGAATACCGGGTTGCGCAGTCATGACGTTGCGCCGCGCATTTCCTGTTGACAGTAACAATGCGCGGTGCAAGGATGATCTGGCAAAGATGGAGGGCGCGGAATGACGACGATCTACACGACGGACACCAACGGCTGGCGGGTTTACCCGGACGGCGCGGACCTGCGCGCGGAGATGGAGTTTCCAGACCGGACCACGTTCGGCAACTGGACCAAGTTCGGCAACTGGACCAAGTTCGGCGACGGGACCAAGTTCGGCGACGGGACCACGTTCGGCGACGGGACCACGTTCGGCGACGGGACCAAGTTCGGCGACGGGACCACGTTCGGCAACCGGACCACGTTCGGCAACCGGACCACGTTCGGCAACCGGACCACGTTCGGCAACGGGAACACGTTCGGCGACGGGACCACGATTGAGGGCACCACAAACGCCCGCATCCTTTGTCTGTCGAACGTGGACGGATCTGGCCGTCAGGTGCAGATCATCGTGGGAGACGGTCGGGTGCTGATCCGGGCCGGGTGCTTCCGGGGCACGGTGGATGCGTTTGTCGCCAAGGCCAGCGGCGAAGGCAAGGACATGTATGCCGCTGTCATACCGGCTGCGGCTGCGGCACTTGCGGCGCAGTATCCAAGTTTACGGCTTGCGGCCATAGGCCGGGGGAAATGAAATGACCACCAAGCACAAGTGCCACTGCTGCGGTGACGAGACCAATCACATCGACGACATGGACACGACGGACTTTTGGGATCACTCCGAGGCCATGCGCGAAAAGTTTGGCGGCCTGTGCTGCAGGCCCTGCGTGGACGCACACTGCGTCACCAAGGACGAGGTGATCATTCTACGGGCCGAGGCGATCAGGGACGAGGACGGCGGGCTTTGGTCGGATCGGGATGAAATGTACGAGGCGCAGCGGGAAGCCGCGATTGTGGCGCGCGAGGAATACAGCGACCAGATGATACTGCGCGCGGCGATGCGATGAAACGCGCGGCTAGCATGGTGCTGGCCGCTGCACAAACCAAAGGGGAAATCCAATGACCGATGAAGCCTACACCGTCACCGCCGCCGAACTGAGCCAGTTCATCGAGCGGTGGGAGCAACTCGAAGCCGAGAAGGACGACCTGACCGACGCGCAGAAGGAAGTCATGGCCGAGGCGCGCGGGCGAGGATATGACACCAAGGTCATGCGCCGGCTGATCGCTCTGCGCAAGCGCACGCCGGACCAGATTGCCGAGGAAGAGGCGATCTTGGCAATGTACAAATCCGCATTGGGGATGGCGTGACATGACCGAAAAGACGAGGGTCTGCATTTCCGCCCCAATTCGCGCGGATCAGGAATACCGCATGTCAGGCGATTTCGTCAGCCTGCCCGCACCGCCGCCGGGCATCGACATCACCGGCAACCGGGCAG